CGCGCTCCGGCCGTCCGCGTTAATGCGTCCGTCCGCCACCGCAGCAGCGACAAGCGCCTCGGCTTCTGTCTTTTGCTCAGCCGCTTGCTTCGCTTCGATCGCGGCAAGCTTCTGTTTCAACGTGTCGCGCTCGGCAACAGCCGCGCTCAACTCACCCTGCAAGGCTCCGACCTTGTTAACGACTTCACTTTCAGTCGAGGCCTCGGCCAATCCTAATTTTACTGCAACTAATTTCATGTCTACTTCTTTTATAATGTGTGTAAAATTTCCGCACCAAACACGCTGCCCGCCTTCTTCTACAACCAGCTCAGCGCTAATGCGCTTCAACAGCTCAGGGGCTGCGAGGTTCTTTAATTCTTTTCGCTGTGTGACCACGACCTCATCGGCCAGACCCGCAGCCTTGGCCTCATCCGCCGTAAACCACGTTTCTTCGGCCATCATCTTTCCGAGCAGCTCCTTATCGATATTGCGGCGGGAAAGGATCGTTTGCATTGAATCCTTTAAGACGCTCAGATACTTTTTTTCCTTGTTCGAAAGCGAACTCTCTGCAATCCCCGAAAAAAACGGATCATGGATCATCAATTTTGCGTAATCCTGCATCTCGACACGATCACCACAAACCGCGATCACGGCAGCCATCGACAGCGCGACGCCGTCCACATGCACGTGAATATATGCGCGAGCCGACAAAATCGCCGAAACGATCGACAACCCATGTTCGACGTTGCCCCCTGGAGAGTTGATCCGGAGGTGAATCGTGTCCGCACATTCGTCTACGCTTTTTATCCAGTGCGCCAAGTCGTTGCCGCTAAAATCCGCACCGATTACACCGTACATTAAGATTTCATATTCATTCTCCATTTTTTCTCAGAATTCGTGATAAAACAATGCAAAGATCAGCCAGCTTGTCAGCCCCTGCAAATCGCCGTGTAAACAACTGCAAAGACTTTACAATCAATTTCATAAACAGCGAAAATAAATACAAAAACTTTTTCACGCGCACGGCTGTAACTGTAATTTTGTCACAAAAAAAAGAGGATATTTTATGACGAAACAAGGACAAACGAAAGCGGCTCGAAAACAGCAGCGAGAACTCGGAAGACTGAAATTCTTCTATCAGCACTGGACGTATAAGGAGATCGCCGAGTGGCTCGGCGTTTCGGAAAATACGATCGGCAAGTGGGCGAAGGAGGACGAGTGGAAAAAGGAGAAGCGGTCGCTCACGCAATCGCGCGAACAGGCATTGCTCGACGCATACAAGCAACTCGAAGAGATTAACGCGAACATTGCGAAGCGAGAAGAAGGCTTCCGATTTCCCACGAAAGACGAGCGACTCGCACGCAAAGACTTGCGACGCGAAATCCGCGAAATGGAGGCTGGGAGCGGCATTCGCGAGGTAATCGACGTATCGCAGGCGATTCTGAACTGGCTCCGTGCATTCGATCCGGTTAAGGCGATCGAGGTCAGCGGCATATTTGATCAATATATCAAAGACACGATTCGATGAAACAGGAAGATAAAAAGGCCTTACAAGATTGGGAATTATACCTGCAGTCGATACGCGACGACACGGTTATGGATATCACCATGTCCGCGGCCGAGCGCGAGAAGCGGCGTGTGTGGCTCGAAGCGAGGCCGCTGGAGTGGATCAAAGAGATGTTTCCCAAGTTCGCGAAATACGACTTCGCAGACTTTCAGAAAAAAGCGATTAACCGCATCCTCAGCAATGCGGGCGGGAACTGGTATGAGGTGCTGTCGTGGGCTCGAGAACTCTCAAAGAGTACAACAGTCATGTTCATAACCATGTATTTAGCCCTTACCGGGCGCAAAAAGAACATTCTACTGACGTCGAACAGCAGCGACAACGCCGAGCGCCTTCTTCGCGTTTATCGCGGGCAGCTCGAAGCAAACCAGCGGATTGCGTTCTATTATGGCAGTCAGCGAGGTAGCAAGTGGACGGAAGAGCATTTTATTACGAAGAAAAACGTGTCGTTCTTCGCCGTCGGCGCACGGCAGTCGCCTCGTGGTTTCAAGCTCGATGAAGTGCGTCCGGACGTGATCCTTCCGGACGATTTCGACACGGACGAAGAGTGCCGGAACCCCGAAATTGTAAAGGACAAATGGAACTGGTTCGAGCAGGCGCTGTATTTCACGCGCTCTTTCAGCGAAGCGCTACTGGTTATCTGGTGCGGAAACATTATCGCAAAAGATTGCTGTATTGTGCGGGCAGGCGAACGCGCCCGCGAACTGGCGAAGCGTGAGAAGCCGCTCGGAAACTGGGATATTATCAATATTCGCATGGTCAACATCCGTAAGCCTGACCCGAAAAGAGACTTCGCTGAAGGGCTATCCGTGTGGCCGGAGAAGAATACGGAAGAGATGATCGACGAGGTGCTCGCGCAGGTGTCTGCGTCATCTGTGCAAAAAGAGTGTTTCAATAATCCGGTCACGGAGGGCAAGTATTTTACAGAGCTGAAATGGGGCGCCATTCCGCCACTGCAGAAGTTCCCTTTCCTGATCTCCTACGGCGACCCTGCGCCCTCAAATCGCACGACGAGCAGCAGGGGCAAGGCGAAGCTCGGATCGTTCAAATCAAACGTCCTGCTGGGCATCTACGAGGCGAGGTTGTACATCATCACGTGTTTTTTGGATCATGTCATCAACGAGGAGTTTGTGAACTGGTATTACTATCAGCATGAGTATGTAAAGGATAAAACAACGATTTACAACTACATCGAAAACAATAAGCTGCAAGACCCCTTTTATGAGCAAGTGTTCAAGCCGCTTTTCCTGAAAAAAGCGATTGAAAAAGATTTCATTGTTTCGATCGCTCCGGACGAGCGCGCCAAGCCGGATAAATTCGCACGTATAGAGGGCAACCTTGAGCCGCTGAACCGGGCGGGCAACATGATCCTCAACATCGCCGAAAAAGACAATCCGCACATGCAGCGACTCGAAGAGCAGTTTACCCTGTTCGACGACGGCCTGCCTGCGCCTGCCGACGGCCCTGACGCGGTCGAGGGCGGTTACTTTGTCGCACAGCGTAAAACCGTCGCCGTAAGCGCGTCCAGTTGGGTCGCAGGCACGAAGCCGACAAACAGGAAACGATATTGATTCACTTTTAATTTTTCACTTTTAACTATTCACTTTTCACTCTTAATGTTATGTATTTGACCGTCGAAGAATTATACACTCACCTGCACGATGAAACCGTTAGAGTGATTAGCCGCGAGACCGAGGCCATCCCGCTGGCTGCTATCGATGCGGCCGTGGCAGAGGCAAGAAGCTATCTGCACGACTATGACACAAACGCGATCTTCAGCGCCGAAGGCGACGCCAGGAACGCGCTGTTACTGCTCTTTGTAAAGGATATTGCCGTGTGGCATTTCGTCAATCTCGGCAATGCCTGCATCGATATTGAACTGCGCGAGAAACGCTACGACAGCGCCGTGAACTGGCTTCGGCTGGTGCAGAAAGGCGACCTGTCCCCCGACCTCCCTGCCAAGAAAGCCGAGCCCGGAGGCGACGAGATTATCGGCAAAATACATTTTAGCAGCAACCCGAAAAGGTCGCAACATTTTTAAACCGTTTAAACGATATTGCAATGACAAAGAAACAGAATAAAAAAACAGCGATGCCGGCCGGCTCGCAAGTGTCTACTCAAATACTCGTGCAGCCCGTCGTCCGTTCGATCCATGATATTGCAAGCTGGCGAACGGCCCTGCGCCTCGCCGACCGCGGCAACCGCACGAAGTTATATGACATGTACGAGGATATCATGCTCGACGGCGTGCTTTCGGACGCGATCGATAAGCGCATCGACGCCGTCAAGGATGCCGATCTCTCGTTCACGATTAACAATCGCGACGTAGACGTCATGTACGACCTCATCGATTCGATCGAATTCGAGGAGCTGATCGGCGATATCATGCTCTCGAAATTTTGGGGCGTTTCGGTCGACGAGTTCACGTTTAATGTCGATCAGACCTTTTCCTTTACCTCGATCGATCGTAAGCATATACGCCCGACCCTGCGTGAGATCGCGAAGCGTCAGGAGGACGAACGCGGGATATCATACGCCGCAAACGATCATGTCATTCAGTGGAGCAAGGACGACGATCTCGGACTCCTG